AACCAGATGAGTTAGCTTTGTTTGATTCAAGCAACAATTTAAAGGCTCGTGCCTTGGAAGGAAAATAATATGTCATGGATAGCAGCAGCAATTGGCGGGGCAGCAATATTGGGTTATGCAGGTGCTTCTAATCAGGCAAGCGCAGCCACATCTGCGGCTAATACTCAAGCACAGGCGGCTCAATCTGCACAAAACCAATTACAAACTAATTTTCAAAATTTATCACCCAATTACGCACCTTATTTGCAAACTGGTCAAGCAGGTCTTAATCAGTTAAATGCTGCAATGCCCAGTTTAACCCAAACATTTGGGCCAGATCAGTTAAAGTCTAATCTAGCGCCAAATTATCAGTTTATGTTAAACCAAGGTTTAGGTGCTCAAAATCAAAACCTAAATGCTAGTGGCGGTGGTTCTAACATAGGAACTGCAGGAACTAAGTTTGCAGAAGACTATGCTTCCAATGCGTATCAAAACGCATTTAATAATTACCAAGCGCAACAAACAAACATATATAACAGATTGTCTGGTATAGCAAATATTGGTCAAAACGCTGTAAGTGGTTTATCTAATCTAGCAACTGGTAATGCAACAAACATATCAAATCTTGGTGTTGGAGCTGCAAATGCAGTCGCTCAAGGTCAGGTTGGTAGTGCTGCAGCTCAAGCGCAAGGACTAAATAGTATTGGTCAAGGTGTTACATTGGCATCAATATTAAATCCTGCTAATGCTGGAGGAACTAACATAAGTGGGCCAAATGGAATTTCAAATTATTTCAATAATAATACTAGTGCAACCCCATCTTGGTATGGTTCTCAAGGGTAAATATGGCTATTCAATCATTTCAAGCACCAGTTACAACACCAGTTAAAGGAACATCTTTAGCTGAGATGATGAGCATGGCTCAAAATGCTCAAGCATTACAACAAGCCAAACAATTAAATCCTTTGCAACTTCAGCAAGCGCAAGGCGCTTTAGAATTACAAAGATTACAAACTCAAAAAGCTCAACAAACTTTAGAGCCAGAAGTTGAACTTGCAAAAACAAACGCTGAACAAGCAAAAACTCAATTAAATGATGCTCAATTATTGAATTTACAAAAACAGCAAGCAAACTCAAGCCGTAATTTAATAAAAATGCTTGATTCTCCTGAACCAGTAACTCCTGCAAGAATTAAAGATCATGTGGTGGCTACTATGTCAAACGCTGGTGCAACTGATGCAGCAATTGTTCAGGCTGTACAAGGTTTGCCAACAAAAGGGACTGACAAAGAATTAAGAGCTTACCTTGCAAAACATACGTTAAATTCATTAACCGCTGAAGCTGAGTTAGAAAAACGATTTCCTGCTGCAACAATGGTATCTGAAGGCGGTCAAATTACACCTAGACAAATGGGTGCAGAGGCTTTTACAGGTGTTAAACCTGGAACTGCAGTTGGTCAATCTGTTGGAATGACTCCTGCACCATTGGGATATGGTCAAAGATATGAGCCTACAGGCAGAGTTGATACAAATAATAATCCAACTGCTTATGTTAGAGATGCACAAGGTAATATTCTTGGTGAAGTTACAATTCCTGCTGGAGTTAATCAACAACAAATTATTCAACCTAGTGGAGCACAAAAAGGAAATATGCAACAAGGTGGTGCTCAACCTACAGTAAATCAGCCTCCAACTAATGCACCATCTAGGTTAGCTCCTTATGAGACACCAGAAACAGTTGCCGCAGAAAGAAAAAGGCAACTTGATACTATTGCACAAAGGCAAACTGTTTCTCAAAGCACATATAATTATAACCAAATTATTGATTTGGCTGATAAATCTATTACTGGTGTTGGTGCACAACAAATTGCAAAATTGGGTGGTGGTTATGCAGGAATTCCTTGGAAAGCTGACGAGGCAAGCAATCTCCAACAACTTGGTCATTTCATGGCTTTGCAGACTGGAAATCTTGCACAACAAGCTGGTCTAGGCACAGACCAAGGAAGATCAATTGCACAAGATCAAATTGGAACAACAAATTGGACTAATGATGCAATTAAAGCTACAGCTAGAACAAATAGAGCATTAGTTACTGGAATAGATTTATATGGCTTGGGAATGAATAATGCCATTAAAAAAGCAGGCAACAATCCATTAGCAGGCAGAGATTACACAGAAAAATGGTCTTCAGTTGCTGATATTAATGCACTAAAGTATTACGATGCTATTAAGAATAAAGACAAAACAGAAATTAGGCAAATTGTGGACAAAGTGGGTGGCCCAGACTCTAAAGGCTATGCTGACTTAATCACAAGATACAACAAAATTTATTCACTTGTAACTGGTGGTCAATAATGGCTATTTTAAGTTTAGATGAGTTAAATAATGCAGTTGATGAAGTCTATGGCAAAAAAAAGCCAACAGACATTATTGCTCCAAAGAAAAGCAATATGTCAACTTTCAATCCTACACAACCAATGGCTGATGCTGTTACTCAAACCAGTTCTAGCCCAGAAATATACCATCCACTTGATTTGCATAAGGCTGTTTTAGATGCTTATGCTGAACCTCCTCCTCCAGAGCCAAAGGGTAGAGTTACAGGATTTTTGGGTGATGTAGGCAAAGGCTTGGCATCACTTGCTGATGTGGCTTATTCTCCTATTCCTGGTTTTGTTGGAGGAGCAACACAAGCTATTGTTAGACCTTTTACAACTCCTCAAGAAGCTGAAAAAATAGGTACAAATGTAAGTGGTTTTATTGAAAAACCAGTTGGTAAGTTTTTTGGTGTTACAGAAGACCCAGCTTATAAGCAAGAATTAACTAACAAAATTACACAAGTAATTGGTGAATATGGAAATAAAGGGGCAGATTTTATTTCTCAAAAAACTGGCTTGCCTGTTGAAGATGTTAGAAACATGCTTAATACAACAAGTTTTGCTATTCCAGAAGTTGGGTCAAAATTAAAACCTGTTGTTAAAGCAATAGCAAAGCCTGTTGTTGAGGAGGCTAAATTAATATCTAGTGCTTTAGGTCAGAAAGTTCCTAAAGTAAAAATTGAACTTCAAAAACAATTAGAACAAAAACAAATTCCTGAAATCACACAAAATTTGCAACAACTTGAACAAGATTTTCAACAGAAAAAAGCTAATTCTGAGCAAGTTCAACCTACTGAGCAAGTTGTACAAGAAGGTAATGCTCCTACAGTTGCACAAGATTTGGGAACTGCCAAGCCTACAACACCAGATGCAGACTTTAAAGAGGTTCATTATGGTGAATCTGGTTTGCCATTAGATGAGCAATATGCTAGAGCTAAAGCTGTCAAAAAAGTAGCAGGAGAAGATCACCAAGCTGATTTATCTGCTATTGAAGGTAAAGGAAAAGAAAGGTCTACAAACTTTCAAACATCCAAAACTGATACTGCTCTTGGTAATTATCTTTCTGAAAGATTTGCTGATGAGCAAAATAGGCTTAATGCGTATCAATCAAAATTAGTTAAAGATACTGGTGGAACAGAAGGACTTGATGAGTCTGCTGTTTATAAAAGAGGCAATACTATTCTTGAACCATTAAAAGGTCTTGAAGATTATTTTGACAAGAAAACAGAAAACATTTATAAAAAGAGAGATGAGCAAGGAAAATCTATTCCTGTTATAGCAAACAAAATAAATGAAACTTTAAATGATAGGACTTTGAGTGAAATTTCTGATCCTGCTGAAAGACTAGCAAAAACATCAAAAATTAAACTTGAGCAATTAGGAATGATGGATAAAGATGGTAATTTATTACCTACTGATGCTTACCATTCAGAATTGTTTAGGAAATGGTTAAATCAAAATTATGATCCAAAGGCTAATCAATTACACAAAGCATTAAAGGGTGCTGTAGATGATGATGTTTTGGCTAATATGGATTCAAATTCACCTTTGTATAAAGATGCTAGGGCATTGGTTGAACTTAGAAAAAACACATTAGATAATCCAAAGGGTATATCAAACATTTTGGAGGCTAACGGCCCCAAGGACATAAACAGAAAAGTTGATGTAGAAAAGATACCTCAGAACATCACCAATATGCCTGTGGATCAATTTACTCATGTAATTGATACTCTAAAAAGTATGCCTGATGAATTGCAACCTAAAGCTCAAAAAGCATTAGGTGAAGTAAAGGCACATTTTTTAAATCAAATGGCTGATAAAACTCCTGCCCAATTAACTAAGTTTCTAAATGGAAACAAAGAAGTTATGGGTAGGTTTTTTTCTCCACAAGAAATGGAGAACATAAGAGATTATCATAATGTCAAGCATATATTCAAGACTGATACTGGGTATCCAGGTGCAGCGGCTCAGACCATAAACATAGAAAAGAAACTTGGTCAAAAAATAGGTGAGTTTGCAGTTAACAAAGGACTTCCAGTAGGTGCTGAACTTGTTACTGGTGGTCATGGTATGGGATTGCCTGCACTTGTTACAAGCCATTTTCTTGAGAAAAGAACTGCTAAAAAGACTGCTGAGGCTCAAGCCACAACAGAAAAACAAGCCTTTGAAAATGCTCAAAACAGATTTATACCAATTAAGGACTTGTTAAAACCATGAGTACCGATTCACAAATTGATTTGTTCAAATACGGTCAATTGGTTGCAACCGTTGAAACTCTTGAAAAAAAAATTGACAAACTTGAAGGGTCTGTTTGTCAGCTAGTTGAGCTTGCAAACCGCAGTAAAGGCGGGTTTTGGGTTGGCATGATGGTCGTGTCGGGTATTAGCTCGTTGATTGGTTTTTTAACTCATTATTTGACGGTGAAATGATGAGATTGACCAAGGAGCAACTGCGAACTTCTTGGCATAAGGGAATCATGGAATTACAACGTGTAATGCAAAACTGGTATAAAAAGGGCGAAGTATGGATTGGCTAAAAACAATTGCACCTACCATTTTTACGGCTATTGGCGGGCCTTTAAGTGGTCTAGCATACGAAGCGGTGTCTAAAGTCTTGGGTGTGTCTCAAGACGATGCCAAGACTATGCTTGAGTCAAATAAACTAACTGCGGATCAGATTGCTGCAGTCCAGCAAGCTGAGATAGCGCTTAAAGCCAAGGCCCAAGAACTGAACCTAGACTTTGAGCAACTCGCTACGGCAGACCGAGCATCTGCCAGGCAACTACAAACCGCAACGCACAGCTGGATACCGCCATTTTTGGCCTGCGGAATTACAATTGGTTTCTTTGGTATTTTGTATGCGCTTATGACGGACAAGG